GTTTAAAGTGGGTTCTTAATCGAGTTTGTAAGGTTCGATTATTAGGATATTCATGAATAAAGTCAGAAAATACCACAGTTTCAGAGCGTCCAAGTTGCCAAGCTTCTTGCACTTGTCTACGTTTGTACTGTTTCAACATACTAACAGTAGCTTGATCTATATCTATATCCCTTAGACTTGATTTTGATTTTGGACTATTGGTTTCTTGCTTATAGTTTAAAGTCTTTGTGATATGTACAACAGAATTTTCTAAGTCAATATCAGACCAGGACAAGGCCAAAGCTTCATTGATACGACAACCAGTAGCAAGCAAAAACTTATAAAGTGTATTCTCGTAGTAATAACGAAACTTATTCAAGTTTAAACTATCGAGATAATCAAGAAATTTTTTTAATTCTTGGTTATCAAAATGCTTTATTTTTTCTCGCTTTGCTTTTTGAGTGTTACGAGGTAATATTACCTCACGAGCAGGATTAAACGGTATAGCTTGCATAACTACACCATACTGCAAAATACGCTTATTTAAAGCGTGTAAGCTATCGTAGTATAGAAAAGCACCTTCTTCCCCTTTATTGGTTTTGTCAGCAAGTTTATTGACTACGTTTTGAATAAGTGGAGTAGTTAGTTTATCCAGCTTATAAGAGCCAAATAAAGGCAAGATATGGTTATCTAGTAGTCTTCTAACGTTTAATTGTGTGTTAGGTTTTACTGTATGCTTGTAACTTTCCCACCATAAGGAAACTAATTCCTTGTAAGTAGTAATATTTGAAGCCTGGAATCTAGTAGATCCATTTTGTAAGAAAGCAATTTCAGCTTCTTTTGTCTTTTGCTTAACTTCTTTTTTTGTCCTTCCTGTTATGCTTGTCTTTACATCTTTTCCGGTGACTTTATCAACACCAAGATAGACATTAGCACGATATACTATTGAACCGTCTTTTTTTGTGATTTGTTTTATTTGCATAGTATTCCTTTCCATCAGCAGGCAAGCAATTAGAAAAGGTTTTGAGTTTATACCATGCTAGGAGCTATGAGAACCCCTATATTTTCGATTTTAAGAGGACGGACGGTAAAATGTACCAGGTAAGAAAATAAAGCGATTATGGGGCCTATAAAGGATGTTAATTAAATAATCTTCTCAAAAACCATTGTGGCCTGGATACGGTCACCACCACCCAGTCCTTTACTTCCACCATTGGCGGTTGTGATTGTATGCAGGCGATAACCTTTTGAAGCTTGTTTATTGATAACGTCTTCTAATTCTGTAAGGTTTCCTGATCCAGTGCCGAAAAACTTTTCTTTCAAAGTTACCTGAAGGACAACGTAGTGTAGTCCATTTACTCCAGATGCGGTTGAAAAACTACCCTCTTGTTTTACAGTGTCAAAAAATCCCATGGGGGTTACTCCTTTTCGTCGTCTCTCTCAGATAGTTTTTTAACTAAATCAAAAGCTATTTTTTTATCATAGTCATTTAAAGAAATATAGTTGATTAAAATATCTGCAAAATTTGTACCAATTTCAGCATCATTTATTATTAACTTTTCTATAGTCAGCATGTAGTTCTGATTAAAATTTACTAGACCTTTGCCAAAATTCTCGTATTTTTTAGGATTATTTATGTGTTCTTCAACGTTCTCATACGCTGATTGAATCTTTTTTAGCAAATCATAATCAGGTTTAATGTTATTTAGTTCATTCATATCAAGATTTTCAAAAAAATCTTGTAATTTAGTAGTCATTTCTTCAGGAGACATTTCATCATGTCCTAAAAGAAATGCGACACTAACCCCAAAGTAATCCGCTAGGCTTTCCCATACTTTATTGTTTCTTGGTTTTCGAGTTCCGTTTTCATAATACATTAATTGACTATCAGAAACGGTAATATCGTATTTATCTTTTAAAATTTTTCTAAGTTTGTTCAAAGATAAATTTTCTTTTTCTCTTAATTCTTTGAGTTTTATTTTCACGATATATAACCTACTTTAATTATTTTAAGTTGATTATATCATAGCAAAGAATTTTTTTCTATAAAAAATTCTCAAAAAAAGAACAAAAGCGCTTGACATTCTTAAAAATAGAGTATATACTTAAATTGTTCTTAAAATGAGAATGAAAAATTAAAAGGAGAAAGAAAAATGATTATTACACAATCACAAGCGAAAGCGTTACGAAGAAAAAAAGCTGATCTACAATTAAAAAATTATGAGTTGGCTTTTGAAATTGGTGTTGCACCTAAAACGGTTCCTAAAATTCTGAAAGGTGATTATAAGGCTCCTAAAAGAATTTATGCTAGCGTAATGGAATGGCTTGCTGAAGATTACTAGAAAGGGGCATAAGACAGAATCTAGAAATATTTTGCTTGCTACCTATGGCAGTATCAAGGGTTTGTAGGGGTTTATTCTCTCCTAAATTTTCCCTACCTCAATGATTTACTTTGGTACTGTTTTAGGTGGCAAGCACGAGCAACAAGAAGAAAGGAGCGAACCAATGGAATTGGTCTATATGGACGGCAAGAAAGAACCGTATACACTGAGCAGTATCGTTGCAGAATGCGCTGAAATTAAGCACAGACATTTGAAGATTTTGCTGAATAAGCACCGAGAGGACTTTGAAAGCTTCGGAAAGGTGCAATTTAAAATTTCACCTTCAGAGAGTGGGCAAAATGTTCGGGATTATATTTTGAACGAGCAACAAGCAACATTGCTGATCACTTACTTACGAAATACAGAACCCGTAAAAGAGTTTAAGAAGAACCTGGTCAAAGCCTTTTTTGAAATGCGTGATGAACTTTCTAAACGCTATCTTCAAAGAGAACTGGAAAAGCCAAAGCGTAAAAGTTTAACTGAAGCTATTCAAACATGGGAGAAAGCCCCCAAGCATGCCTATAGTACTCTTACAAACTTACTACTAAAGGGAGTGACAGGGAAGAATAAAGCGCAACTCATGAAGGAGCGAGAAAGTAAGAACGGTATCGATGGGTTGTCAAGTGTAGAACTGACAAGCTATCAGCGCTTGGAAGATATGGTAATAGCTATGATTAACTTGAATAGGGGGTATTCAGAAATTAAAGAACTAATTATTAAAGTATAGGAGTATAGAAAATGGAAAATGATTTTAAGACAGTTACAAATGCCAAGGGGTTAGAAATTCCCAAGTATTCCAAGGATTTTAAAAAGCTAGTTGAGAAAGACAGACAACTAGCTGAATATCTTTGTATGAACTACGAGAACTTGGACAGTGAAGACCTGGGCGCATTTCTTGAAACAGTAGAACAGGGAATCAGTTGGATTCTAGATCTTATCGAAAGTAAAGACTTGCTTTATAAACCAAAATCAGGTAGTAATCATGCAAAAAGAAAATAAAAAAATCACTTGCTCAAATTTTAGACGAGGCGAGCAAGCGACAAGATTAAGGATATAGAAATTTTTTCTATGCTCTGATTATAGCAAAAAATATCTATTCTATCAAATATCTAAAGAAAAACCGAAGAGCAGGCAAGCAATTAGAAAAGGTTTTGAAATCAAAAGCTGACAGGGTGATTCTAAGGCCTTGTTTAGCTGAAAGATGGGTAATTACTCATGAAACACCGCTACAAGCGTTCGCCAACTTGGGGCAACTGCCCAGCGTTTGGAGTGGTGAAATTATCCTGTATAAGAAACAATCATTAAAAGCCCATCAAGGCAATCACACAAACAAAGAAACAGAGGTAAAAAACATGTTAGCGGATAAATTAGAAGCTATTTCAACAGAATTAGAAGAAATACAAGGAAGTCTTACAGGAGTTAGAAATATCATAGCTAAAAGAGCAATCAGTAGGGTATTGAATGACTTGGATGATGTTTATAATGAACTAACTAGCACAGAATACCATGAACAACAGCAAACGCTAAAGGAACAAACAGAGAAGATGAAACAGAGGGTGATTGCTGAGGTAATAGGTGAACTAGAAGAACGAGAAGAGTCTTATTACAGAAATTTTTGGGGTGATACTAAGTTTATAAAGCTACTTTCCAACTTTGATGGATTTCTTTTCTTAAACACTTACCTAGCTGAGATAACTAAAGAAAATACCCACCCAATGAAACAAAGCCAATTATTGAATTATGTATGGGAAGTCATAGCGGTTGATATCGCAAAGAAAAAACGAGGGAAAAAGAACGTTTTGGATTCATGGACAGACTCATCCTTATATACTCGTGGAATGATGATTGACTAGGAGTAATAAAATGACACTAGACCTAGACAACATGACACAAGCAGAATTTGATAAACAAATGGCTGAAATCAAGGAGAGACACCCGAACCTCTTTCAGTTTATTGCTGATTTTGTAGATCGAAAAGTAAGCACCGAAGAGGTGGACGACTTCCTGAAGATGGAACGAAGCGACCAAGTGGACTACATCAAGAACTATCAAGCGAGGGCATAACATGAATGAATTAGATTTGACCAATACACAGGCTTTTATCTTACTTTTAGTTATAGGAGTAGTATTCCTTTGTTTAAAACTTATTGACAAACGTATGGAAATAAATCCTAAAAATCTATCAGAAAAATCAAGTAATGATTTAGATCCTTACTATGGACGGTATATCCAACTTGGAATGGTTAATAAAGGGGGTTAAGTATGTTTAGTTTGAGTAAAGAAAGCGAAAATGATTTAACCAATAGAATCAGCACAGTAGTAGAAAAATATCTAGCAGTCCGAGAAAGACCTAAACCACGACTAACTGGTTTAATGTCAGCACAGGAAGCCATGGACGAGTTAGATATAAAATACAAAACCTTGCAGAAGTGGGAAAGCGCAGGACTAAGACGGTATCAACCACCACTAGAAGATACAAGAAAAGTTTATTACAAAGTTACGGACATTTTGAAGTTCCTGGGGGTGGAAGATGGCAAAGACTAAAGTATATTTTTGGTTGAAAGTTGATAAGAAGTTTTTTGATAATCTTTTTATTAAACGACTTAAACATATGCCAGGCGGCTACACTATGACGGTTATTTATATCCGTCTTATGTTGGAGAGCTTAGAAGATGACTGTATTTTATACTATGAGGGATATTTTGATAATTTGGTACAGGAACTAGCTTTAAAATTGGATGTGTCCGAGGATGATATAAATATGACAGTCGTATATTTTACAAAATGTGGACTAATTCAGATTGATGATGATGGACATGCTACATTATCGCAAGCAAAAGCCATGGTTGAGAGTGAAACAAACTGGGCAAAATACAAGCGAGACCAAAGAAAAAATAGTCAAAATTCACCAAAATTAGAGAATGTCCAAAAATTAGAGACTGTTTCCAACTCATGTCCAACAGAGAAAGAGAAAGAGATAGAGATAGATAAAGAGTTAGAGCTAGAGTTAAAGTTAGATAAAGAATATATAGTCGAGCAAAACTCTCCTACTGAGCAAAGCTCAGAATATATCTTTCCTGAGTGGCTAGACGAAAACTCTATAAAGGATTTAGAGAAAACAAAAAATAAAGAACTTTGGATTCCGATTGTTTATCTGAATCAAGTTGCTAATAAGCGTTATAAATTTGTTGATAAGACAAAGAAGTTTTTGCTAGCTAGGTTTAATGAAGGATATACACTTGAAGATTTTAAACAGGTGATTGATGTAAAAACGGAAGAATGGAAAGATAATCCTGAGTTCTTTAAATATTTAAGACCTGAAACACTATTCGGTTCTAAGTTTGATAGTTATTTAAATCAAAAACCTAAAATTTCTAAAAGTAAGCCAGACAATAACTTTCCAGATCTACCATTTTAGGAGTTAAAAAATGCAAGATAAATTTAAAGAATATAACAACAGAAAGTTATCTGAAAAAGTATGTGAGATTCACCAGGTAAACTATTGGGAAATCTCAATACCTGTACGAGGAAGCAAGGAACGAAGTTTGCTAGAATTTTGCCCTGAATGTGGCCAAGAGGAAATTGAGCAAAAAGAAAAAGAACTGGTAAAGGAGTTTGAAGATAGGCAAGAATATTTTAAAACCTATGATGTCTTAATGCGTGAAAGTATGATTCCGAACGAGTTAAAAGGTGCAACATTCGATAATTTTATTGTCAACACCACAGAAGAACGACAACTATTAGACTTTGCTAAGGGGCAAGTCGAAAAGTACCTAAATGGTATGACAGGCAATACTTTAATAAGTGGAAGTACAGGTATAGGGAAAAGTCATTTATCTCTTGCAATGGCAAAAGAAATAAATGAGAGCTTCAAAGAAAGGAAAGAGCCTAAGAGTGTTTTATTTGTAAGTCTAACTGAAATTATAAAGCAAATAAAAGAAGGTTGGCAGTATGGTAAGAATGCTAGTTTAACGGAACATGAAGCAGTTAAAAAACTAATCAATGTAGATTTTCTAATCATTGACGACCTGGGAGCGAAGAATGGGACAATCAGTCCTAAGAGTGACTGGGAACAGGATTTTCTATTTGATATTATCAATAATCGAGAAACTACAATTTTTAACACGAATCTAGATAGTAGCGAACTAAGAACAGTTTATAATGCTAGAAATTCAAGTAGAATCTTGAAGGGATTAGAGGGTAATGCTTTTAAGGCTTTCACTATCAAAGACAAACGATACACAATAAATAAATTTAAAGGAGAGATAGTTTAATGATTGTAGACGGAATGGGATTTGCAACAGAAAAAGGGTTTGTTGTTTATGAAAAATGTGGTATAATTGAAATAGAAAAAGTTCCAAAATTTGGAGAAATTACTTTATTCTATTCAGATGGGAAATTTACCCATCTATGTAAGAAAGAAACAAAAAAATAAAGTCTATTGAGAACAACTCAGGGACATACCGAAAGCATGTAGTGCTAGTGGTATGTCCCTTTTTGTTTGCATTGAAAGGGGGTGAGTATTATGGTAGGAGATACTTCTTTAGGGTATGTTGTAGCAGATAAATTTTCTATGGATCCAAAGAAAAGACAACAAATATTTGCAAAGTGCAAAAAAGATGACGAAAACTTAGAAAAACGGAAAAAAGAAATACTAGAAAAATATGCTGACAAACAAGACAAATCAAGATCTAGAAAAAATGATTCTAAAAGCTCGAAGAATCATAAAGGAAAAGCTAAGAGCAAAGAATTTTAGAAAAAATTACAAACAAAAATCAGATATAAAAAGATAAAGGAGGGGGAAATGAGCTTAACTAGTGATCTAGCAAATGAAATTGCTAAAACTTTAGAAGCTTATTCTGAAGAAGTTGAAGAGCAGATAGATTTTATTGCTGAAGAGGTTACAAATGAAGCTGTGAATGAATTGAAACTAACAAGCCCCAAAAAATATGGGAAGTATGCGAAAAATTGGCGCTTTAAGAAAAATTCTAAAGGTTCTTTTGTAATCTATAATGCAGATCCAACATATAGATTAACTCATTTATTAGAACATGGACATGTATTAAGAAATGGGGGACGTAGCAAAGCAATTCCTCACATAAAACCAGTAGAGGAAAAAATAAAAGAAAAATTTGAACAAAGAATAAAAAATATAGGTAAATAATCTTGTAAGATAAAGGAGCAAAAAATGACAACTAACTTAGCTAAACAAAAAGAAAATCTAGAAGCTTATATCCGAAGTACAGGTTATAACACTAGAGGGATGA